AAGCCAATCTCACCGGACTTGCTACCGAGATCGCTGCCACATCGCGATTCTTGCCTTAACCGATGACCCATGCAGTGGGATTGAGACTCTGGTCGAAAAGCGTTAGCGGGAGTGCGGGGGAAGGGAATTTCGCACGCTTTTACTAGTAACCAGCATAAGGCCCACGGGCCTTAAGGTGACTTTTCGTTGGTATAGCCGTCTTCACAGAGGCACTGAGGGTGTCCATGGGCGACATACGAGCCGTTAGAATAGGGTTTGTTGATCCCCACCTTCTGACCGGCCATCATTCGACAGATCGGGCAGGCGCTGGGGTGGATGATCCAAAACTTGAACTTAAGCTTCTCTTTCCGGGCTGCCCTCTGATTATTCATCAGCCCGGTTATGTGAAGCTCGCTCCTTTCGATCCTTTTTATCCGGGTGGGAGATACCAGATAAGACTCATCTATCCTTCGGGCAAAGGCCCGATGGTCCAGCGGTTCCCGGTTAACCTCTTTCAGGATGCGCTTCATGTCGGTGTTGTTAAGGTGGCCCTTCAACGTCTGGAATTGAGGGAGAGAAGCCAGCATGTCGGGATCATTCGACCACATGACCTCTGCCAGCCTGTGGTTCTTGGCATCGACGGCCTTGAGGAGACGGCGTAAGGTGGCGTCGTCGTCCCTCAGCGCCCCTTTGTGGCCCTTATCGAAGTAGCCCGCACCCTGGAGGATTCCCGTCACTTCGGGCACGATCGACTGTAACACGTTGACGGGTTCCATGTCACCTCAGAGTAACAGGGTGCGGAAAGCCTCTTCGCCGTTCAAACCAGTAGCGGGCCGTACCTTCTTAACCTCAGAACCGAAGCCAGTATCGGGGAATAGCCTGATCCAATCCCCGTTCTCGATCAGTGCCTCACAGATCACCTTGGCGTCGGATAAGGTCAGAGCGCCCAAATCTGTCCAGTAGCTAACGCTTTTTTCCTCCCATCTGCAAGCGAAGTCTTCCCAAGTTGTCACCTCGATCTCGGCGGAACCGCCATCAACCGCCACAACACGAAGGTTCGGGATAGGATCTTCGAGATAGAGGGTCGTCGTGATCTGATAGACGTTCGTATAAAAATTCGAGCTGTACTTAGTACGGGTCGCATAAGCTCCAAAGTCGATAGATTCGGTTTTGGGGGTCGCATCAAGGTATCCGTAGATGGTTATGATGTGAGCGACCGCCTCGCCGTCGGTCTTGGTGGCCTTTACCTTGAACCCCTCTTCATAGGTAAGGGGCGTTATAGGCAGATCGGCAACGTCGGCTAGGTCGTCGTACATCACCAAAGCCCCCTCTACCCCCCGCTGGCCGACCTGATTCAAGTAGCCAGACGCCAGACTCACCTAGACCGCCCCCCCATGGATAAGTAAGGTTCCAAGAATCGGTAGGCTTCCCAGCTCCGAAGAGGCGTCCCCCGGACCCCGCCGCCCTGCATCGAGGAGTCGAAAGTCTCGGAGAGGTCGGATAGTTTGAAAGACTTCACGCCACCCTCTTGAAGGGCTCGCCGGGCGTCGTTTGTGGTCGTCAACCGGGCTATGATCTCTTCGAAAACCGCGTTTTTGATGGCTTGAGGGACCACAGCATCGCCGCTTGAATCAAGATCAGCAACTCGCCACCCACCGCGCACCTTTACAAGTCGCGGCCACTGGAGAGGCTGAATCGTGATATCGGTCTCGTACTTTTTGCCGATGAAAAGTAAACTATCAACGATCTTGGAAGAGAACTTCAAGGCGTCGTCTTTATCTCCAGCCCCGGCCCCGGTCCATGCAGCAGAGTCGGGCCGATCGGCTACGTAAGCATCCATCTCGGCGCTTGTTACATATTCGGTCATGATTTACCTCGATAAACAGAAGGTGGGGGCGGGGAAACCAGCCCGCCCCGTGGCGAGGTGCCGGGGTGCATCTCAGCGGAGGGGGAAGTGACAAGCCCCTCCTCGTCTCGCCACATATGATGCTAGACCATCGTGATGTTTTACAGACTCGTCAGGTTGACGAGTCTGCACTTTGATTCAAGGCAATTCGTAGGCTTCGAGCGTTCCCGCTATGTCGGTGTTCGACGTGTCGGTTATGTCGATGTGCAGTGTGCCGTCTGCCTGGAGGTATCGAGCCGTTTCTATGGGTCCGATAACGTACTCATCGTTGGCAACGAGGACGGCACCGGTCGCCAGATCTCCAAGACCTCTTCGAAATGTCGGATGGGCGTCGCCAGCCTTCAGAGTCACGTCGCCAGAAGTCCCCGTTCCCGCGCTGATGTGAACGAGAATCATCATACGCTTGAAGTTCGCGCCCTCGGCGATGACGTGATGGTTCCCCTTGTCGATCGCGTCCGGAGTTTCACGAGCAGCCCATGCCCCGGCCAGTTCATTTACGGTAATTTCGGATCTTACCATTTAAACCACCTCATCAGCTCGGAGCGCAAGTCAGAACGACAAGCCGCGCGGGATTGACGACCTTCGCGCCGTAGACGTGCAAGCCCCGAAGAGCATCCGCAAAGAATTTGTCCGGTCTATACGCTTCGACCTCGTTAACAGAGTCGGCGAAGGTGCAAGCCCCGGCGTCACCGGCTATGACCTTGTAGTGATCCCCGGCGCTGTTCGGCACGCTGTTTGACTGGAGCACGTCGAAGCCATAGATCCGGCCTATCTGACCGTTCTTCATGACATTTTCGACACCGCTCCACATGGGCGTTGTGATCGTGGTCTCTTTCAGCATTACAGCCACAATCCAAGGGGGCAGGATGATAAACCGGCCCTCGTTAGGAACGTTGGCCTCGTCAAGAACCTTCTTACATGACAAGATCTCTGTGGTCACGATGTTTGTCGTCCCGTCGAAGATCTTATCGGACCCGTCTGCACCCACCGCGCCAGCCGCTCCAGCGGCCATGACGGCGGCTATGATCTGATCTGCGGCGTCGCTTAGCTGATAAGCCGCGTCCTTTGTGGCGGATTCCATCAGCTTAACGTTCATCTGCGCCTTGTCTACGTCCTCGATTCTGAAGTTAAAATATTTCGCCGTGTCGATCTCAAGAACCGTGCTGGCGTCGTCAAGCTCTTCAGGATCGCTAAGCCCGGTCGTCTTGTCGTAGTTTCCGATCGTTATCGGTCCGTGGGCGACAATTCGCACGCTGTCGCCCTTCCCCTTGATGTCGCCCTCGTAGTCTCTGTTGATGACTCCGAGCTGGCCGAACACTTGGGACTTCTGGAGATTTTGGAGGATTTGTGCCGCCCAAACCTCGCCTATGAAATTCGTTATTGCCATGTGATCTTACCTCACTTCAAGGCCCCTTCTTTCATTTGAGCCTTGATCCGGTCCATGTTGTCGATGATCTCTTGCGGATTCATGGCTTTGACAGATTCGCGGGTAAGCGGTTTCTTCACTTCGCCCGCCGGATTGCCAGAACCACCCACAGGCGGCTTAGGTCCGAGTTCTTTAAGCAATTTCTCGCCGTCGTCGATAAGCTCCTTCTCTGTGGCCCCGGATAGCCTAGCAGCTAACCCGGCTGGAAGCTTCAAAGACGCGGCGACTTTTGCTTTCAGAGAGTCCATGGAGGCGTTTTCGTATTCCGCCACTTTGACTTTCAAGGCGTTGTATTCGGTCTCAAGCGATTCATACTTCGCCTTGTCTCTGGCGTGCCTATCCTGGACTATTCGGTCCAAGTCGCTCTGCGTAAATTTCTTTTCTTCATCGTCCGACATGGTTTGAATCTCCGAGTTGACGGCCTCGTTTGCCTGCATAAGAATATGCTGGCTTGATATATAAATGTAATCTTATAGTGTCTCAGAATGTTGTTAAAAAAGGATACTTCAAACCCTGTGGCCCATGGACCACAAGCGAATCAAAAAGGTGATTTCACCCTATTGACTTTAGACTGTCCTTAGACCGCTTGTGCGGGAGTGCCGCACAAGCGATAATAGAAGATCGGACGGCGGCTGGTGGCGACAGGAAAGCACCGACTATCGAGAATCGGTTAAGGCCCATGGGCCTGAAGCGGTAGAACGGAAACAAGCCAGTAATGTACAAGATAGTACAACCGTTAGGGAACATGGTCCCGAACGGTAATCCAGCGACTTCATCCGCTTCATCGATCAAACCGTCAAGTTGACGGTTTGATTTGTGATCCCCGCCTGTTTTCTGGTTCTGTGATATTTCACCCTGGTTTATCCTCGAATATCACAGATCGAAGGGCGTCGTGAAGGTAGCGTCGACTCGACGCTAGGGTTAAGGGGTTTCTTTTCTTAAGACAGAGGCCGACTCGACCTCTTATATAAAAAATGGTCTCAGAGGTTTTCAAATCCTCAAATTGAGTACTTGATTCTTTGCTCCGCCTGTCGCCACCATGGACCACAGGCGGACAGTCTAAAGTCAGGTGAGGAGGCTTGTGCTTATCACGCTCTCCTCTTTGATCCGGGCCTCCTCTGCATCCAAATCCTCCTCGGAGGCGTCCGGGTCCAGCCTTCGGAGACTTCCCCGCGTCGAAGTGGCCCCGGCATCTTTGCGAGTGGCCTCGATTCTTGCAGCCTCCATCGGATCGGCGGGAAGCGATGACCTCCATTCTAGGGAGACATTGGAAAGAAGGGACGCCCCCGGCATACGTGAGGCCCGCTCAAGCTCGGCGGTGGTGACCAGGACGGTGACGAGGCCTGTTTTGGTCCTGAGTCTAAGCCGGTTGACCTTGGCTAACATCGGCAACAGAAGCCTCTTAAGGGCGCTGCCTGATTCGGCCAGCCCGTTCTTAGTATCCCCGAAAAGCACCTTGGACATTTCGGAGACCACAAAGAGCTGATCGAGAAGAACCTCGATCTGTGAGAAGGTCGATCCCATCTGAGCATCCCACGTAAGGATCTTTGGGGGCTGTTCGCCTTCACCCAAAACGATGTACCTCTCATCACTCGCCCAAACCACCTCGCCCGTTAGTGGATCTTTGACCCTAAGACCGGCCGGGCCACACATCCAGGGATCGGCGAAAACATCCAAAGTAGACGATACCTTGATGATCCTCCTTTCGATCTCCTCAACTATGTCGGAGATATCCTTGAAGTCGTCCATCCCGAACACGCCGCCGCCGTCCTTTATGTTATGGAATGAGAACACCAAAAAGCCAGGCACGCCGGTTTCCTCTACCTCTTGCAGGGCTGCATACCTCTCGATGGTGGATAGGTCCACAGGTTCTTTGATCTCGGTGCCGTCGCTGGAAAGCTTCAGAAGCTTGTGGGTGATTTTGCCGGGTTCGTGAATCTCAGCTTTGACGTACTTGTCCTCACCCTTCTGGACCTCCCAGGCGATGACGTGATGGGTTATCTCGTCGCTGTCATCAGGATTAACCACAGGGAACCACCGGCTAGGGTCTATCCGGCTGATGACGCCCCGCGCCCCGTTCCATCGGACTTTGAGAATCGAGTCGCCGAAAGCCACAAGATCCGAGAACAAATTGTAAATGGTGAGGGCGTAGCCGTTGGCATCTGCGATCCGGTCGATGGTCTCCTGTTCGGTCGCTGTGAGTTTCGGGGGGTTTCCGGCTCCCAAATCGGCGTATGCGGTCGCCTCTCTCTTGAACCAATTTAGACGCATTTTTATAATTCGCGGTGCATCGTCCTCGTTCAATCCCGCGAAGATCAGATCGTGGTCGCCCTGCATCAGAAGCTTGTTACGATTATAGCGGTCTATCCGGTCCTTGTCTGGGGGCCATTTTCGGCCTATGCTTAGAAAATCCAAAGATGTGAATATCATCTTGCGGGCCTCCTTATGGAGTCAACAGGTCGCCGGGTCTTTGCGATTCGATTAATCAGATATCGAAGGCAGTCGATCAGGTCGTCGGCCTCTTTAATCGGAGCATCGGCACCGCGCTCTGTCGCTCGGTCATCCCATCTGTAGGCCGTGATCTCCTCTTGTAACATCGGAGTTGCCGGGCCTACGAGGTGTAGCCACCCCATTTCAAGGGCGTTAATTATTCGCTGAATACTATTCAAAACGTCGTTATCGGCTTGTGCAATCGGGCTTAGCCCGTCCGATTGAAACTGCAACCTGTGGCTTTTTGCGCTCGGATCAACGTCTATCGAGCTTGCGTACTGATCGCCGATGAATCGCTTAAGATCCTGTGAGAGGGCAGCAGGTGTCTTTTCAGCCTGCCGGTACTCGCCTGTGATGTACCAATCATTTTTGATCCGATATGCCTTCAGGAAGGCGCTGGGATGCGTTGCGCCTATGTCCACAGCAACCCGGAGCTCCTCAAGCCTCCCATCAGGTAGCCGAGGGACGACATGAAGGGCCGGGTCGAAGTTTTTGAACACCGCCCCCTCATCGGATAGCCACCTGCCCTCGATGAACCTCTGATAGAACATGCTGGTTACAGGTAGGTAGCGGCGCTTTAGCTCCTCCACATACTTCTGAGACAGCCACGGGTTATCCTCCAACCGAAAATACCAGCCCTTGAAGTCGATTTCGCCTTCTCGGTCGATCCATCTCTTCTTGAGGTAGTGTGTTGGGGGGCCGGGGTTTGAGGTGGCGAAAAGTTGGGCGTCGTCCTCACTGAGTCGGGTGATCAGCATATCCCAGAAGGACTGAGGGCAAAGGGACCCCTCATCGACGAGGGCCTTCTCCAAGGTCTCGCCTTCGATCTTTTTGAAAGCTGACTCGTCTCCGGCACCCTCGCACCAAATTTCACGACCATAGATCCACACCCGCTTGAGAGATCGCTTGTAGAGGTAGTTCTCCGGCCCTACCATCCGAGAGATGGGAACCAGCACGTTTCTTTCCAGGGCTCCCAGGGTCCGGCCTACCATCAGGAGGTTGCCGCTTTCGCTGGCTTCGTGAATCGCCCTCAGCCACCGGACGTTAACCCCGACGGTCTTCGCGCTCCTCACCGCCCCGTAGGCGAGGTTGACCCCGGCGTCGGCATGTAGGCAGAGGTCCCGTTGCTTTCCGACTGGAAGCTGAAAGGCGGTCAAGACTCGGCCTCCTCTTCATCTCGCATTTTCTCAAAAAGCTTCTTGATCTCGCCCGCCTTGTCCCCGTTGCCCGGGCCATCTTCGAGCCGCCTCTTATCAATTCCAATAGCAATCACCATAGCCAAAGATTGAAGATCACGCGCCCCGGTGCATGTTACCATCAGTTCCCGTGCCTTGTTTAGCAGCTCACCGACGAGCCTGATTCGATCCTCAGCCGCATAACATGATTTGGCGACCGCTGCCTTTTTCGTCTCCGAACGGTCGGCCAAATCGAGCCCGTTTCTCTTCGCTACGTCGGAGATGGTAGAATGGGATCGGCCAAACTCCTTACCAACGTCCCGGACAGATCGCCCCGACTCCAGCGCCTCTAAGATCTTCTTCTCATCGGCCTCCGAGACCGGACCCTTAGCCACCCTCACCCCTCCTCTGATGGTGGAGGAGAAGGTGGTCGCCAGACTTTCAGAGCCTCGGATCTGGTAGGCTCAAGAATCCACCCTTCTTTTCTCAGAATACCCCGCGCCTCCTCGGACGAGATACCGAACCG